GCCAAGAACTTGGAGCTTCTTGGGTTGGCGGGAGTTTATGGTCTCCGTTCACTACCGAGCCCTCTGCCGGTTTATGCCGGTTCTGGGTAACCATTGTCGTCTCCACTACTGCGCCTGGGAAACCCCGGTGATTGTCAGCTTGGCCTCCTTCGCCGTCACAGTCTTGGCCACCTTGGTGCGGGGCAGCTTGGCGATGACAGTGGCTTTGACCTGGGCAACGGCATCATCGACACCCGCTTCGGCCAGGAGGCCCTTCGTTGCCTTTTTGTCGAGCGAGATCGCTTCGATGAGGACTTCCTTCAGCGTATCGAGCGCTGCCTCACGGGTGGCTCCCATCCGTTTCACCAGCAGCCCCAGGGCGGCGAGTACGGGGATGGACGCCGTGGGCATCCTGTCGCTGTCGTGGCCGATGGTGACCGTGCCGATGTCCAAGGTCATGTCGATGGAGACCCCCTTGAGGGTTTGGCCCCCGTCGACCTTGTCACGGGGGTTCTCCTTTCCGAGGGCGGTCTTCAGGGCGTCCTTTATGCCCGCTTCAAGAGCGAGGGCGATTTCCGGGGTAATGGGAACTGCAATCTTCGTCTGTGTCATGTTGGACCTCCGTTGTTTACACTCTAACTACTCCAAACCGGACCCCGATGATCCAAGTTCGAGCTGTCTCAGACTGATTTGTCATTTCTTCACTCTCTTTCCCCGTCCCATTCGGATGTCCACAAGCTCATTTAGTTTGGCTATCAGGAGCTTGGGGAACTGCCCCACCGTGTTCGAGTGGACGTGGTCGGGGAACAACGTCTTGACATAGACCGCCCCCTTGCCAATACCCACCCCGATGATGTGAATGCCCGCCTCCTTGGCGAGACGAAGTTGCCGCCGGATAACATCACGGTGGCCCCAGTTGGGCTGACCATCTGTGACCACAAACAGGAAACGGTGGGCTTCGTTCCGTGCGCTGAGTCCCATCAGGGCGAACTGGATGCCATCCGACATTGGGGTGCCTCCGGCAGCTCGGGTGTTGGCAAAGCGCCATCGGATGCTCTGGAACCGCTCATTCCAGCCCTTAAAGACGTCGTAGATGACCCCCTCCGTCCTGTGGTAGTCACCTGTATCCTTGGCGTCTTGTCGGACATTGGTTCGTCCGTCCCTGAATCCGAGGGCCAGGACCGGACAACCCAGCCCATCGAGGGGTTCGGTGATCGCCATAAAGATCCGGGTGGCCGTGACCTTTTGATTGGACATTGACCCGGATTCGTCTGCCACAATGGCTGCGGCCATGCTCATGTCGAGTTGTGTCGTCTTTCGGCAGTACGCCTTGGTGGGACGCTGATGTCCCATCAAAGCCACACGGGAGTCCACCAGGAACCGTCCTGAGAGTTTTCGTCCCTGGGGGAGGCCATGAGCCGTGCGGGTCTGTTCTTGCGCCTGGATCAAGGTACGTAGCCTGGACCGCAGATAGGCCGATTGAGCTTTGACCGTTTCCAGTATCTTGTTCGCTGCTGTCAGGTCAGCGGCTTTCCCCCGTGCCGAGGGCTTCACGATGTTGACCCGATCCGATTCGGGAGCATAGGGCTTCCAGACCTTCTCACCGGCTTCGGCCTTGTCCTCCTTGGCCTGAACAGCCCCGATGCTCGCCTCCAGGGCACTTCCTGCCTCCAGGAGGCCCTGGTCCTCGTTGGCTTCGGCGGCGATTTGTTGGGTTAGGTCTGACCAGTCATTTCCTTCTAGTTCCTCTGGCCCCTCTAGGTGCCCACCAGCGCCCGGAGCAGTTACGTCGGCGTCGGTGCCCCCATCTTTGGGGTCAGCGTTGTGGGTGCCGTCTGTGGGGTCAGCATCACCCTCTCCGCCACCGGCATCTCCGTCCTCCGGGGTTGTACCCTCTTCGGGCGGCATGTCATCAGAGGGGTCATCCTCCCCCCCACCTTCGGTTGTACCTTTGCCAGGGGTGTCATCGCCCGAGGGGTCACCCTTATCGGTTTCCTTACCACCCCCAGCGTTGTCCCCGTCCTTGTCCTTTGTACCAGGGTCGTCTTTCCCCGCTTTGCCCTTGCCAGTGCCCTTATTGGGTTCATCTCCCTCGTCATCTCCCTCGTCGGCCCCTCCACCGCCAGCCGCTTTATCCTCCTCCTCATCGAATCCCTCGAACCGGGGGGACTCTTTGGGATCGGCTGGATCCAGTGCCTTGGCTGGGGGCTTGTCCACGGGCTTTTTCTTTTCCACATCCACCAGTTGCTGGTGGCCACAGACGGTGCAAGTCACGATACCCTTTCCGGGTACCTTTCCGCCATGCCCGTCCGACTGTGGTCGCACGACCAGCTTACCAGCGGAGGCTCCGCACTGAGGGCACTTGGTTTCGCCGTCCCCGCACTGGCCCTTCTTCGATTGTTTGTCCTGTTCGTCGTCACCACTCAACTCAGCGAGCTTGGCCAGCACGTCCATCGCAAGGCGCAGGCTTCCCAGCCCGTCTTCCTTTGTGAGACCCCGTGCTTCCCGAAGGAAGGGAGCGAGCGGTCCCTCCAGGACCAGTTTCACGGCATCGGCACTCGTCAGGCGGTACCCCTCTATGGCATTCCGTTGGATATCCGTGTTATAACCCAGGCCCACATCCCGGAACGTCCGCTCTACAACGGACAGGGGAGAGGGCTTCCCCCCGTGGCCCCGAAGAGTGTCTTCCCCCTGAGCCTCCTGCATTATGATGAAGTCCTGGAGGTCACACATTTTGATGTAGATGCCGTCGAACTCCTGGCACCCGCAACGTTCGATGCGGACATCCTCTATCAGGTTTGACCACTGAAGGAGGGCCATAACGTAGCGGGACCAGTCCTTGACCTTGGCCCAGCGAGGAAGCACGACCTCTTCGATTTCCTTCGTGGTCAGGTTGCGGGTGAGGCTGTACAAGGAGTGCAGGGCTTCGTGGTAGGCTCCACCTGTCAGGGCCATCGCTGTCCTTACCGGGAGCACGTCCGGGGTGTTGGCGATAACGATTTCCCGCTTGTTGTGCTCCACGATTGTGGCGTTGACGGTTGCCACCCAGGTGGCAACATCCCCAGATGTGGGAACGCAACCAGGATTGTCCGCCGCCCAGCGGCACATCTCTTTGATGATCTTGCGGGATGTCCAACGGTCCAGGTTGAAAAACCGGGATCCACGGGAGGACACACGGGGTGCGTTCCTACCCAGGATGCCGATGACGGACGCCCGGTACCCGGCTCGGTGTTTTGCCCCGGACAGCGCCGGGATGAGTTCTCTGGTGTCTCCAATCAGCATCTGCATAGGTGCGCCTGGTTTCGAGATGTTGGACAAACTTGTCTAACTTCTCTGGCGTCCTTTCACCGCCTTAAGCACTCCGAAGAGTGACGGGATCGACCAGTTATAGATCCCGATTCGTCCTTGGGGATCTCACCCAAGTTACCACCTTTGCCTGCATCATTACAGGAACCAGAGGTAGGGCTGTGAGCCCGACTATTCTTTGGTTTCAGGAACTCGTCCCTCAACCACGACCAAGCCTTCGGCCTAAGAGTATGCTCACGGGATCTTGCTTCCAGCTTTACCCGAGAACCCCCCAAACCAAATAACTTGTCCGTAAACCGCTGACTCTCTAAAAACCCTTGACCCCGCCGAGCTATCACTAGCGCAGCAGCGGTATGGACATTCAGAGAGTACATATCCTGATATTTGAGTTTACCTAAAATGGATGTGAACGCAGGATTAACCTCAACTACCTCGACGCCCATCCTAGTCGCTCTTGACCTGATGGCATCGAGCATCTGACGATGAAGGAAATTATGGGACATCCGATTGAACTTCTTGTTCTTCTGCTTCCCTGCCCTGAACTTCAGAGCTTCGAGAACAAGAGGTTTCTTTATTAAGAAAGCAAACAGAACTACCTGAACTGCTAACAATCTGATGTCGTAAGTTCGCTTCTTTGATCTAGCAAACCTAATCCGTTGCTCGTTCTCATAGTGATGATGAACAAGCTGCCCTTGGTCGTTTGTCTCAACAACTGCAAGACCGTCTGGATTACAGTCGATCCCTATGGCTCCCTGACTGACAGGTTTCGTTACGATCCGAGGAGTCGGGAACTCTGAGGAGATCTTGACCTCAACTTGGCCTTTTCGGTAGATAAGCCTCACGTCATAACAGTCGGGATTGAACGCAAACTTCTTAGGCATCCAAAAACGACCCTCGATCCATTTCCCCTTTTCAGAAGGATCGTTGACAAGGATCTTGTCCCCTACGACACGGATGTTGGGATTTCCACTATGAGACTTGTCTCCTCGGGAGTAGAGGAGCGAGTTCCTTATTTGTACCCAATCCTCTTTAGAAATTTTGCCTCTTTGAAGGTCTCTCCAGGTTTTCTTGCCTCCGAAGATCACCGAAGGTGTATTGCGCTTTTGGGCAGCGAGGCCACAAGCGTCCCCAAGATACCGTTGGTTCAAGTCAGCCATGTAGTTCGGCTTGATGGCTTTTTTGACTTCATTAGCGACATGCCCAGTTCGTCTCATGAACTGGTAAGCAGCTCGTGTCGCTGAGGACTGAACCTTCATAAGAGAAAGGATCCGATCCATTTCTGGATCCGGGAACCAAGCTCTGCCGTGGGATACCTTCCTCATGTTTCGAAGAGTACACGATTCTACTCCTCCAAGTCAAGCCTTTTTCTTTGATGTCCTGCACTTGATTCCTTTGCCCAGGCTTACCCAACTTTTTTGGGGGGTGGGTTGAACCCCTCCACCTTATCTACTCTAGGGAACAACAAGATGATCCTGGAAAGTCCGTGGGATCATCTGTGGACCCCCCGGAGTAGATGAGGTACGGGGCAAATGACCCCTGACGTCTGGAGGACGAATGGCGAGCAAAAAGATCACTTGTCGGGAATGTGGCCACGAGGAGTTGGATTACCTCGGGGACCATCTGGTGGAAAAGCACCGGCTCTCGGTGTCTGACTACCTTGCCAAGTACCCCGGTGCCGAAACGATGTCGGAACGGCTCTGGAAGAAATATCAGGCATCCATAAGGAACATGAAGCGGACAGCGCCCCCTGCGCCGGACAGTCTGACGATACCATTGGCGGGGGCAAATTTCACTGTTAACCATGACGTTCCCGACTCCGTGTGCCTTCCGATGCCCGCCAACTACATCCTTCCTGAACACGGGGAATTGGGTGCGGATGTGTCACACGCCTTGATCAGTCTGTTGAAGGGTCGCAGCATGTACATCTGGGGGCTGCCCGGATCTGGTAAAGACGCCCTGTTCCACGCTTGGTCTGCCTTGACCCGCACGCCCGCCCTCATTCGACAGGTGAAACCAGGGACTGACATCGAAGCTTGGTTTTTCAGTCGGGGGTTTAACGAAAAGGGCACCTACTGGGAGGAGGGCAACGTTCTCAAAGCGCTCCGTGACGGATACACGACCAGCACAGGGCGAGTTATCCCCTATCTGATCCTCGTTACGGACTTCGACCGTGCCGACCGAGAACAGGCCGAACACCTTCGGCTCATCACCGACTCCATCCAGGGACGAGTGGACGGCCCGGCGGGAATAACCTACCGGGTGATGCCCGGAACCCGCATCGTCGCCACAGCTAACACATCAGGCGGGGGAGACGAACGGGGACGTATGGTGAGTGCCAACCCCCTGGATGCCTCCCTGCTAGATCGTTTTGAACACAAGTACCAGTTCCACTGGCTGGACTGGACGGATGAGGAAAAAATCATCAGGGCCAAATTCCCCCGCCTGCTCCAACGTGCCCCCAGCGTCATCATTAAGATGAAGGATGTGACAAGGAAGCTGCGAGAAGCAATCCTGAACGGTGATCTGCACGCCGAGTTTTCTCATCGTGGCCTGTGCAGTATCCTTAGCCATGCTGAAGACATCATGGATGTCTCACAACGGGTAGACAAACGCCTGCTCAAATGGGCCGCACGGTGCTGGGTGGATGGACTGCCGGATGATGAAAACCGGAAGGCGGCGAAAAACATAATGGATCCTAAGCTCGGGATGTTGGACGAAGGGGACACATCGCACGTCAAGAGCGGGGATCTTGCTGGAACGCTGGGGTTTGACTGATGCCGACTAAAACGAAAGCACTGAGTGCCAAAGACTTCCGTGAGCCACTGCTCCTGACTATGGGTGACATGCTCGGGTACAAGGCGGGCGAGGCGTTAGCCTTTAAGGACACCTACGCCCCCGTGTTCACCCGGATGCACATCGACAACCCTGACGCCTATGGGGATGCGGACAATGGGAAACCTTGGGTCGAACGATGGGTTCAATTCGCTTTTCAAGCCCTGTGCAAAGAGCAACTGGGTGCCCGTGCGGGTAGAGGAAAGTGGATGCTTACCCCAGAGGGTGTGCAGGCATCCATCAAATTGAAAGGGGATGACACGGTCGCCCCTGAGGCGGACACGGAGGACGATGTGGTAGCAGCGGACACCAGCGTAGTGGTTGCCCAGGGCGTGAGTGCCTCTGTCGGGACGAATGCCTCTGATGCTGACGTCTACGCCCGTGACCCCTACCTCCGAGGGCTGGCCGTAAAACAGACCCCTTGCATCGGGGCCTACTCTGATCAGGCTCCGACCTGTAAGGATTGCGTCCTGAGGAGTGCCTGCACCAAGGTGGCAGCGGCGCAACTCTCCAGCTTCGCCATGTCCCTGCGGATGGCTGACATCAACAAGATCAAAGCGGGTGTGGCCAAGGCAGCGAAAACCTCCAGGGAGAAGGCCGCAGCCCAGGCCGCAGCCAACCCTGGGGTGTCCGGGGGCATGTCCTCGCCTGCTACAGGCGGTCAGGTGGTGCTGCCAGATGGGTCGGTTGCGGCCCCGACAACACCCTCGGGCAGCGGCTCCACTTATGCCTGGATTGCCAAAGCGAAGATCAATACGGTGAACGCTCGGCTGAAAACCCGATGCCGTCACTGCGGTAACTTCATAGAGCAGGGTACCCCCACCGTATGGGCGCACATGCCTGGGGCAGCGGCGGGTAAGGGATCAGCAATGTTCCACAAGGGATGCTTCAAGGCAGCTACTGGAAGGGACGCTCCATGACGATGACGAGGTGGATAACAGCAGCCAAACAGGCCCTGACGCTTCTCAACGAGACCGAAGAGGTTGTCCCTGAGGTGGACAACCTCCTCGTGGAAGACCTTGTGGCGCTGGGGCAGCGGCTCTGGTGGATGACCAAAAGGGCCAACAAGATCCTGGACGCCATCAAGGTACGCCTTCGTAAAGAAGCCCACGGGCACACAGGAGAGGATGCATGGAGGTGTGATTCTCCCGAGGGTGGCCACTGCTTGGTGATACGGAACGAGTCCATCCTGAACGTTCGCAAGGACGCTGACATCGTCGGACTGAGAGCCCTGCTGGGAGACCGCTTCCCCGAGTTCTTCCAGGAGGTTGTGACGTATAAGCCCCATAGGCACTTCCAGATTCGGACGGCAGGATGTATGACGGATGAACAGGCGGTCCTTCTGGAAAGTGTTGATCTAGTTGACCGGACCCCTCGGGTCGTGTTCAAGGATTAGGTGTGATGATGACTAAATGGAGTTGGCCCCTTCCCGATTGCGTTCCGTGGGAGATCCCTCGTGGTGATGCGCCTGGAGCCTTCGGGGCCGTAAGGGACAAGGGAAGACACACTGGGATAGACATCCGGGCACATGCTGGCCAACCCGTCCATGCGGTGGAGTCCGGGGTGGTCCGTGGGATCGGCCCCTTCACAGAAGACGGCACGGCGACTCCCCTGTGGCAAGACACACAGGCGGTGCTGGTAGAGGGGGATTCGGGGCTGCTCACTTACGGTGAGATCCTGGTCCGGTCCAGTCTCATGGTCGGTGATGGTGTGGTGGCGGGGGAACTTTTGGGATCCGTGCTCCCCCTCGATTTGCCCAAGACACAAGCCGTCTCGATGCTTCACTTGGAGTTGTACCAGAGTCTGGAGACTACCCCAGAGATCCCTCTGACGTGGAAGTCGGACGAGGACATACCCGAAGACCTCATTGACCCGACCCCGTACATCTTCCAGGCATGGTCTCGGGTTACTTCTCGGTTCCACCGGGATGGGGGTCCGCCCCCGACCGACCCCGAGGAACAGCGTGAACTCGTGGCGTGGCTCCAGGACCACAACATCTGGACGCACCCCATCACGATCAAGGTCCCCCCCGAAGGTATGACATTCGAAAGACCAGAGGAGAGCACCTTCTGGGAGAGGCCCCAGCCCGACGACGATTGGGTTGAGCAGGAAGTCCAGACGGGAAGCATCCATGACTGCCTGCATTTCGATTTCGTGTACGTCGATCCGACTACGGACGGGATCGAAGGCGAGAAGTTCAGTACCTGGGATGAGGACCAAAGGAACACGGACTTCAGGATCTGGGTGGAAGCAGGAGGGTGGGTAGACATTTCCCTGGAGGAAAATGTTCCCGAACCAGACGAGGGCTGGAACGACCACAACAGGTGGGGTTCCTGCCACGACTGTGACCTCGACTGTGGCGCAGCAGACATGCAAGATGCCTTCCTCCAGTTGGCCCTCCGGGTCCAGTTCTTCTACACCGAGGAAGGACACAGGCGTCCCGACATCCCTCACCAGTGTGAGGGTACGTTCGAGGATGATGACGAGGATAAGTACCGTAGCGGGTGCTGTGACGGTGGTGATGGCTTCTGCTCCACCTGTGGTTTCCTGATCCGGTACGAGGATGACAAGGACGACAAGGAGACCGAATGAAAGTGCTCGTTCAGTATTGGTGGCCCATCACAAACATCGCCTATGCCCCCAACGGGTCCGAGATCGAACTGACACAGGAAGTCTTGGTCAAGCTCCTGGAGCACCATGACGTGATGCTCCGACAATGCCAGGAAATGATCCTGTCTCTCGACCGCCGAGGCGGCGGGTTCAAGCAGAGGTGAACCATGCCTGACCCACACAACACAGATCGTTACGGAGAGTTGTGGCCCCAGCACAAGATCGATTGGACCCTCCTGGCCATCGAACCCCTCAAGCCCTACGTGGTGCTGTCCGGGGGCTTTGCGTGGCACTTCCTGTCCCCCGAGGGCCACTCCGAGTACAAGCACGCCCACGACCACAAAGACGTGGACATCTACATCCCCAAAAGGAATATCGCCACCGTGATGGGGATGCTTCCGGGCCTGGGCTTCAGGAAAGTCAACACCCAACACGACGGGCCGGACTTCCGCAGGTATGAGGATGAGGTCGAGGACGGAGATCATCCGCCCTTCCGCATCACCCTGGACCTGTTCGACGGGGACGTGGAATCCATCGAGACCCCGAGCGGTTGGAAGGTCGTTCGCCCGGACGTGCTGCTCTCCTTCTACAAGACACATCACACCAGCGTCTATTGCTGGGCAGTGCAGTCGGCCACGAGGCTCTTCGCAAATGGAGAGGTCCCGGAAAATCTCGTAGGTAATGGTGCTTTGATGGCCTGTCCCGACCTGGACGTCTTCATATGTACCAAGTGTGGCTGGGGGGGTCAGTTCCCTTTTTCGGTTTCAATATGGGACCTTTTAGACGGAGCCAGCAAAGCCCCCATCTGCAACGGATGTCGAAAATATGTAGTCCTGAATCTTGGGAAACCCTCTTATACAGTCAGGAGGAGGCAATGAAACGTCGGTTTATCATCCTGGGGGCAACAGTCCTCCTCATTTTCGCTGCGTTTCTTTTCGCCACCTATTCCCTGCCAACGCCCGTTCCTCCGCCCACAGAGGCCCCACAACCGCAGATGACCCCGCAGGAGTGTATGCGCCTGTGTATCCTGAGAACTGCCGCTACGGCGGACCTGGACGCCACATGCCCCGCCTGCGCCGATGCCGATCAGACCATGGCGTCCTATCAGGCGTGCTTTCGCCAGTCAGGATGTTATGCTGCGTTGTTGTCCTTCTGTGCCCTGGAATGTGAGGCGCCCGATGCCTGATGCCAACAAGTTCCAACGACTGCGTGAGGTGGGTTACACCATCCCCGTGACCTGTGGTCTCTGTATACATCGAGACTTCGCCAATCCCCGAGCGGATTGGGGGCAGTGCAAACACGTCAAGTATCAGCACCTGAAACACACTGGTCCGCTCCGAGGTGTGAGCATCCACAGGACAGGGCTATGCACGCACGCAACCCTAGACCCGGCCCTTCTAGGAGCCCTCGCATCCTTCGAGGAGATGGTGGAGCAAAAATGACGGCTGACATCACACAACGAGATCTCGTGGAAACCATCCTTGGATTACGGAGCTTGGCTTCGGACCTGAAGGAAGCATCAAACGGTGAACCCGTCGCTGGGATTGCACCCTCTGCTGTTCCTGTTGGTGTTACTGCTTTGCTGGATGCTTCGAAATACCTGACCACGGTGGCAGAGGAACTCGTGGGACTCGTCCCTGACTGCCCCCCGCCCATCCCCCCTAAGGACTGATGCCCCGCAGAGCGTAGTACCGGCCCAGGAAGGCATCCTTCGCCGTCTCGGGTGACAGGAACTCCACCTTCAATTCAGACAGTTCTGACGGGATCGGCGGGAGACCCCAACTCTCGTATTGCAGGAGCGAAGGGATCTGGGACTTCTCCAACGTCAGCGTCAGAATGTCTGCAGCCTTCACCTCGGGAGCCTGATAGAAGTCCTGGCCGATGCCCAAGGCCTTGGCGATGACCTGATTGATATTGCGTTCCATATCACCCCAGGTGATCATGGAACCGTCCGGGATCTGCACCCGGATGAACCGCCGGACAGGAGCCTGGATGTCGTGGGTGTAGGCTTCACAGGCGTCGTGAAGTAGGCCCGCCATCATCTGCTTGGACTCAGGCCACAGAATCTCGATGACTCTGGACACGAGGATGGAGTGCTCCGCTACGGTGATAGGCTCCGTGTGGCCCCCGTACCGGAACTTGTAGGCGATGCCGTGGGCGATGTCGTCAAGGCGGACCTCGGACACCTGAGGGGTGATAGGATGGAAGCCGATACCGCTCATGGTCGGCATCCACCCCTCCCAACGAGAGGGGCGTTTCAAAACGACATCCTGGGGGCGTATGCTCATGGGGTGCTCCTGTAGTAAGTCCCGATGAACTCTACCACAGGAGCAGTCATGATGTGGTCATTAACGTAACGATCCGTGCCAGTAGTTAACCGTGCCAAGGTAATCCCGCCACGTTTCAGGCATGTCCCCACCCCACATGGTCGAGAGGTCTGTGGTGGGGAGGGACTTGGGACGAACAGGTGTGTTGAGCAGTCTCATCCCAGCCTGTTGCGGTGTCCGGTTCCTTTTCCGCTGGTTGCAGGGCATGCAGGCCACCACGATGTTCTTCCAGTTCGTTTTGCCCCCCTGCGATTGAGGAGTAACATGATCGAAGGTAAACTCCCGGAGCGAAACCTGCTGACCGCAATACAGGCATTTCCCACGGTCACGCAACCAGATGTTTTTCCGGTTGAACCGCACGCCACGCTTGAAGTACCCCACCGCCGCCCGTACGAACCGGATTACTGAAGGCATGGGCCAATCAGATGTGAATGAGGAGATGATCCGATCCTCATATTCCTCTAAGACTTCGGCACGGCCTGTCATGACCATGTTGAAGGCCCGGTGCCAAGACACTCGGGTAAGCGGCATGTAGCTGTGACTTAAGACTAAGACTTCCATGATGGCCTCTCAAAACTCGATCTACACCTTTTCATCTCGTTGTCTACACTGGATAGCCAAGCGTTTCTAGTTTACCACTCCCGGACGGGTCCGTCACCGTCAAGCAGCAAGGACATCCGATCACGGACGCTCGCTGGCAACTTGGCAACGGCCTTTTCTATGTCCCTCCGGCTGTGACGCAAGGAGAAATGAACCAACAGCACATGCTCGAAGGTCATCTTCTCCAGCATCGGGGCCAGTTCATCCAGGTGCGTGTGCCCGTGCTTCCGGGCGTGAGGCACAGGGGCTTCTCCGTTCACGAAGGTACACTCCGCAATCAGGAACTTGGCCCGCTGCACGTCGGGGTGTGCCAGGGCCTCAGGCAGGGTATCCCCCGTGTATGCCAGGACTGGCGTGACGACCTTGTCAGACACCTCGACCCCGCTCTTTCGCAGGGCACCTATCTCGACCCCCAGCATGCCGACGTATTCGGCCCTCAGTTTGGACCGGGTCTCGTACAGGACGTAACCCTGGGACGGGACACGGTGGGCCGTGTGGAAAGCACTGACGGTCAAACCTTTGCTTACGTACACCGGAGCATCCCCCGGAGCCAGCCGAACAATCTCGTACTTGAAGCCACCCTGTATCTCGTTCCACAGGGTCAGCAGCGCCTCCAGGTGATCTCCAACCTCGGGGTTGCAAATGAACCTAGACGGCGAGTGTCCCTGCAAAGACCGAGAGGCAGCGTGCTGCACGGCCCCGCCCATGTGATCGATGTGTGCGTGGGTGACCAGGACCGTCTGGTAGGACATGGCTTCCTTTGAGCAGTGGCCTATGTCCAGGACGACCTTGTAGGGATGCACGACCAGACAGGTGCTGACACCGCTGGCCGAGGCCCCTGTAACTGTGACACCATTTACTCGCATGACAACCTCCGCACAGTCTCTACTCTGAACTCGGCGCAGATGATCCCGTGCGTAGGTTGTCCTGAAGGGAACCTAGTCGAGATTGAGAAGGTCGGCGGCGGGGTCCACCACCGGCTCGGTGGTTTCGGTCACCGGCTCGGGAGCCGGTTCCGGGGCGGCTTCCGCCACAGGCTCAGGGGTCTCCACGACAGTCTCAGCCACCGGCTCGGCGGCGGGGGCCTTGGCCTTCCTGGGCTTCTTCACGGTGGATTCTCCGAGCTTGAAGAAGGCGAATCCGTTCACGGCCTTCTGGCCGCACACGTGGGCGGCGAGCTTGGAGAGGGACTTGAACACAGTCCCCTCGTACTCGAAGCCCTCGTCCAGGACCGTAGCCTTGATCTCGTTGCCCTTGTACTGGCGAACCAGCACCGCACCTACATTCGGAAGTCGAGGATCGTTCTTCATGTCCATTCTCCTTGTCTGTCCACCTCAGATGTTGAGGGGCTCACCCAGGTCTACTCCGGGAACAAAGGAGATGATCGTCTTTTTAAGCTCTTTATGCAAGTCCTCGGGCGAAGAAAGTCTGCGGTTATCAGCGACCCTGGTCCGATTCGAACGGACGACCTACTACTTAGGAGGCAGTTGCTCTATCCAACTGAGCTACAGGGCCGTGGTAGGCGAGGCCGGGAATTAGTAGAGGATGGGGGATTTGAACCCCCGACCATCGCCTTGTAGGAGCGACGCTCTCCCAACTGAGCTAATCCTCTATATATCATCCCGTTCTGGAACCCCTAGAATATAGTCCTGCTGTCCGAGAAAGAAAACAAACAGGTACACCCCATTCTTGATTGACCTTAGAGTACAGGTTCCGTAAGGAGTCCGATGCTCTGTAACATGTTTTGAGGAAACAGGCGATATTCTTGATGTCCAAATGTTTGAGGAAGAAACCCCAACAGAACCCCAGAAACCAATGGCCTCTGTGTCTGATCTCAAACTCGCTGCTGGAATCATCACAAAAAGCTTGAAAGCGTCACTTGGCTGTCCTGCCCGCACCCCCCACTCTAGTAAAAGTCGTATATAAGCTCGATTTGAATTCGCAAAACTCCAGGAGGGTCTTCTTGATGCTGACCTTTTGGTCCCATCCCCCATATACAGACCAACACAAAGAGCGTCTGTTTTTGTGGGGTTGGAGTGGTACCCCCTTTTGTACCACTCCAATCGCTTCCTTCGTAGATGCTGAAGGCGACGATTATTGAGAAGTTTCAGATCGGCATCTGAAACTGTCTGTAAAAGTTTTAAACGATCACTTCCCTGCGCCCCGATAGGAACGTCACGACACCACAACGAAGCTGTGCTTTTCGAAATGTCTAGCTGTTCTGCGATTTCTCTAAGAGAAAATCCATCATACCTAAGCTTGAACGCTGCTTTACGAATGTCCGAACAATATTGAACACCCCTTCGACCCACCATGTCGAACCCCCCTGAAACGTTTACAGGGGAACTCTACTCCCAAATGATTGCGACGTCAATTTTTTATGACAAAAATTGCTGAGGACTTCTGCCACTGAACTACTCGCCTATTAGGTCTGGCACTCCACGTGGGTGAAATGCTCATCCGTGTGCGATGATCTGGCCAAGTCCCCGAGATTCATGGCCTCGTGGCACACGGGGCACACGATGAGCGGGCAGGAAGCCATGTGCTGGAGGGACATCCCATCATCGTTGCACGTATCTGCCTCTGCCTTGGACACGGGCTGATGACAACGGATACAGACATCCACCCCAGCCGTCTGCCCTGGCTTCAAGGCAGGCTTCGGACCCGGCTCTGGCTCAGGTGTCCGCCCCTGTATACAGTCCGTCAAAGCCGAGGTGGAGTCCAGTTCATTGATGTCGGGGATGATGACCACCCTGACTTTGTCCTTAGCAGACCCAACGGCCACCTGATCCTCATGACCCTCGAAGGCTTCGTTGCGGAACACCATACCGCCTCGGATACCCAGGAGAGCCTCGGCTACCGTTTGGAAGTCCCCGACACCATCCTGGATGAAGGTGAAGGTGGGATTCTTGTTGGCTTCCAACAGCATCCGACGCTGGTACTCGCTCTGGATGGGACGTCCTTTGCCCTTGACCCGACGCACTTCGGCGTCGCTGTCCACGCCCACGATGAGGATCCCGTCGTAACCCAGCGCCCGGAGACACCGCTCCAGATACCGCTCATGGAAGTCGTGGAACAGGTCGAACGTCCCGCTGGTCAGGCCGACCTTCAGTTCCGGGTGGGCCTTGATGTACAGGCCCGCAGCCTCCAGGCTGGTACAAGGATGGGGGTTGATGACCATCAGGCACCTCCAGTAACTGTGGTTGCAGGAGGGACTGGAATACAGCGTACAGCTTTGTATGCCACGAAAGACCCCTTCTGGTGGGTATAGCCATAGCAAACTAAAGGCTCGTTGCTGTGAGCGCAGTCGTGCTCCTCGACGTGTTCACAATGGCTGCACAGCTTAAAGCCAGCATGGTCACATACACATATTAACCCCATCATGGCACCTCCTACTAGGCCTACTCAGGGGGTGGTTCAGATGATCCCATCAGACATCTGTGGCTTTTCGGTGACTCAGGTGATCCCTTGATCGAGGGGTGATGGCTTCTGTGGGTTGGGTACCCCCGGTCTTCAGCACCACCCATCCGTCCGTCCACCCATCCGACCCTTTGAGTTTGACGTAGGCTCCGACGTTGGCGTAGCGGGTGGGTATCCAGGAAGTCGTTTCGGTCTGGCATCGGCGGAGTCTGCACTGTGTGTGAGTTTCCATTGCGTTCCTCCATAGTATGCCCACCGGGAATTGAACCCGGATCACCCGATTATAGGTCAGGCGCTCGACCGTTGAGCTATGGGCACATCAGGACCCACTGATGTCATCATCCTTCTTGTGGAAAAATAATGTCCTTCGCCCCTCCGGGCTACACAACAGTTGACTGTGCTCCTGGTGGTCCTTCACCCACTCGGGGCGGAGAGAGGCAATGGGGAGCATGTAGTGGTGGACTACCGCCCCGTCGAAGCCCAGAGTACGGAACCCGATCCTTCGGGTGTTGGGATCATCACTAGGGATGGTCTTCCAGACGCTAGGATTTCCCTTGGCCTCCAGGAAGCTCTCCCAAAGACCAGACCAGCCTCTGTACTGTGTCTCGTCCGGGTACTCGAAGGTCACATCAGGCCCTTCCCACGATCCGTTAAAGTCAGGGTTCCACTGGTACTGGATGTCCGGCTCGTCCCGCCTCTTCAAGGCTCCGAAGGTCACCATCATGCCGAGCATGTCGCTCAGGGCGTCCCCGACCCTGTTGGCACTCCAGAAGACGTGCTTCAGGGTGGTCGGGAAGTTGTCCTCTTCCCGGAACAAACCGAGACTTAACCCCAGTGCATGTTCGGCAAGGTCCCAGTCCTTCCAGTCCTGCATCCGTTCTCTAAACGTCATCGGGCACCTCCTTCTTGGAGCGGGAGACCGGATTCGAACCGGCGACCATCAGCTTGGAAGGCTGATATTCTACCACTGAATTACTCCCGCTTAGTGTTGCTCCTCCTGGGGGACGCCCCCGTAGATGAGATTCCACAAAGGTTTACCTGGCCAGTTTGTTTCGGCATGTTCTCGTTTCGTGTAAACAGGAATGAAGGCCACAGGTTGTTCCTCATCGGGAACACCATCGGAACTGATCATCGGTGGACTGTCCAAAGGCCAAGGGACAAGCACCACAGGCATGTAAAACTTTGGCGGAGTAGTGGTGGCCATCACTACTCCGGCACAAGGAGGTTTTCCCTGAGCTTCGTAAGCACTTCGCCCAACCAATTCGTGCCCAACCACTGGCCACGATCCTTGGCCCGCTTGTCGTCCTTCCGCAAACCTATTCCCCAGACCTTGTCGTGAGGGCTGGCCTCAACCAAGGTGGATCCCGCCGTGGCCACAAGGTGCGCCAGAAGATCCGGGTTCTGTGTGAACTTGGCGTAGCTTCCCTGGTACACAACGTCCTTGGCAACGGCCCCCCACTTAGTGACGTCAAAGCCTACGACCTGTCTGCCGAACCGCTTCTGGTCACTGGGATCCGAGCTGGTCATGATCATGGCTTCCCTCGTGGTGTCCCTGAACAATCGGGCCTTCTCCGCCATCATATACTGCTCCGCACAATTGTACGTCACCCCATCGATCACGAAGGGTGATGGATGCCACTGCGAAAAGACGCCCGACCAGAAAAACGTGAATCTCTCTTTCAGTTTCATTCAGCCCCCGATTTCTAATCTCTTCAAGACCTTTTCCAACAAGACCCGAGAAACGGACATGTTTGGTCTTCGAATTTCCCCGAAAACCAAAACCTGATCATCGGATTGCTGCTCAATCCCTAAAACAGCACCCTCACGAAAACCATCGAGCAACAGGTCTTTTCCGATGTCCTGTTCCGTTACTGTACCAGCAGGTCGGTAAAACTGTACTTTCATCATCTCCCTGTCTCCCCTAATGCCGGGTGGCACTGTTTTGGAAGAAGCGGGCTCTCGTTTCCCTTGTCCGTAGCTGTTCCCGCAGTTCCATCAGGTTTAGGCCCAGTTCTGTCCATTGTCCCTCAGGCACATTACCGCAAAAGGGTAAAGAGGAGAGACCCGATTTGATTTCCATAACGTGGATGGTTACCCATTCCTGTGTTGTACTGTCTTCGAACCCAATCCAGTGAGGGGCTCCGCATCCTTTGATAGAAGTTCATGGCCTGTTCTTTTGCGCTCCAGGAAATCCTGAAAGAAAAGGAAACAGCTTTTGAATTGCTTTTCTTTCATGTAAAAACCCTCCGGTGGGCGGTACTGGACTTGAACCAGTGACCTTCGGCTTGTGATACCGACGTTCTACCAACTGAGCTAACCGCCCTCAAATTTCATCCTCTGTCGGTTCCCTGAAGCTGTCTGCGTCAAAGCCCCAGTGAACCTTACCGTCCTTCGTGGCTACCGCAACGTGCCCAGGCATGTTCTCGATCCCCCCGAGGAGCAACACTGCCTCGTTCTCTTCCCACGGGTAGTCTAGAACCGCTGAACCTATCGCTATCACTATACGCATCGGTAACTCCTTAAAAGAACGCATCAAGATCGTCGGGTGCGGTCTTGTGCCCAATGATCAGGAACTCCTGAAGGAGTTCCTGCCTGTAGTCTCGCTCCTCGGAACTGTCCGACTTGTACCGCTGATAGGGCTCGGCCTGCACCTCCACGGTCTCGCAGCCCCCGTGGAACATCGCTGCCATCATCCGCTGGAGGGGCACCGTGCTGTCCGAACTGTAGCTGATGGCAATGAGCCGTGCCCTCGTCCGTCGTACAATCTTCTCCAGGAACTCCGCAACGGCCTCGACAGGGCGGCAGAAGGTACTCCGGGCATAGTCCTCGGGGAGACCTGTAATGCCCTTCACAACGGGGTCTGTGGCCGACACAGCGGCTTCGTAGAGGTGGTAGTTGGGAGCATACTCCCTGGGCACATAGGGTGGATCGATGTAGAGGATGTCCTCCGCATGACTTTGACGGAACTCAGGGTCATCCAGCAGTTCCAGAACGTCCCTGTTGAACACCACCGCAGAAGCCTCCCCGTACACGATGGGGGCGCTCATGGTGAAGCCCCTCTTGGCTTCGGGTCTCCAACCCTTCAGGAAAGCAGCATGGTTCCCTGTGGTGTTGTCTACTCTACCGATCCCCAGGATCAGGCAGTAGTAGAGGTAGCTCTGCATTACCGGGTCCTTTACCCCTTGGATGAAGGTCCGGGCTGCATCGATCTGTTGGGCGTTGGCACTGGTGAGGTACCGGCGTTTCCCTGGCCTGTAGGGTTCATCCACGGGGCTGCTGTACTGACGGAAGAAGTGTCCCTCCATCGGGTTCAGCCTGTTGAGCAGATCGATCATCAACCGGGCCTCAGGCAATCGGGCGGCTGGGAAGCACAACTGCGCCCGAGCCACGTGGGAAGCGAAACACAGCAGGTCGTTGGCGATGACCTTGTACCCTTCCTTCATTGCCTGGACCGCTACCGAGGCTGTTCCCGTGCAGGCGTCCAGGAAAACGATCCCTGAAGGATCCATCCCCATTGCTTGGGCGTGCCTGTTGATGTGCCTAAAGAGCCACCGTAGCAACTTGGGCTTGGCACCGATGTACCTCACAGCAAGTCCCCCATGTCAGGAAGATCGAACTGAGAGTCGGTCTCCCGCTTTTTCCTCATCGGTTCAGCCACCACCTCTAGAATCGCACCCATGTCTACTCCATCGGGAGGCGGTGGGCGCACGGGCTGCAAGTTCCGCAAGGCGGTCCGGCTGAACTTGGTTCGGTGGTGTGGGGTCAACCCCAACTCCTTCAAACCGATCAAATGTTCCTTGGTGCCGTAACCCTTGTTCCGTTCCCAACCATACCCCGGACAAGCCTCACCCAACCTCTCCATGTAGTTGTCACGGTTGGTCTTGGCGATGACGGAGGCAGCGCTTACCTGCCAGAAGTTGAGATCGGCCTTGGCGATGAAGCGGGATGGGACGGAGCCATAGTAGTTGGGGGGCCACAGAACATCGGAACCGTCCACGATGATGTCGGACACCGGACCTGGGGGATCCACGAGGAGACGCTCCACGCATTCCCTGAAACACTCGGTGACGGTTTTAACGATCCCCCGCTGGTTGATGTCGTTGACAGACCTCGTGGCGATGACCCAGCGGATCTCAGGGTGGCCCTGAAGTTCCGCTGCAGCAATGGTTCGCTTCCTGTACGTCATCTTCTTGCTGTCGGTGACCCCTGACACAGGCTCTAGCCCGATAGGGGATAGGACACCCGCCGTGTAGACGTCCCCAGCGAGACAACCTCGCCCGACCTCGTCCACACCGATGCGCCAGAGTACCTGTGTCACGCTAGGGACTCCTTCAAGGTGAAGTGTCGCTGCAACCACTCCCCGCTGCGGAGATCAAAAACGTGCCGTGTGTCAGGGAACTTCCTGTACACCGTCAGGTCCGAGGAGTTCAGGAGGGATGCGTGGGCCAAGAGCTTTCCGGTCTCACAGTCAAACTCCAGGATCTCATCAATCCTCCAGAGCAGAGGGTTCGCTTCCATTTGCCACCGCTCTAGTGGTTCGAACATGTTGGGGTTGGGACTGAAGATCATCCCCACTTTGATTTTGCTGATAACCATGTTTACCTCGGGTAACGGATCGTTGTTGTTCATCCTTGTTGAGAGCTTTGTTTTTTCCGAGAGGACATCCGTTGCAGCCTTCGCAGGTCCGCAATGTCAATCTCATCCAGTAGCACCAGGGGAGCGTCCAGAAGCCCTTCCCTTACGATTTGTTTCAGCAAGGCCACCTTTTTTTCATCTCCAGGTCTTACCCTCTGTATTCGGTGTATCTCTAAATAAAACATCCCAAAGGGAGCCCAGACACGAAAATCCGGCAGGTATGTACGCCCCCCGACTAGTGTGAACCGCCTGGGCTCATACTGCCACTTCCAATACAGTGAGTCTAGCGTCTCGGCTCCTAGTTTTTCCCAAGAGGATCGGAATTTGTGCTTTACACCTTTTGGATCTGTGTAAACAGTCCAGTTGGGCCACTTAGGTTTCCGCCGTCTAGCTAAAATTTCCTTGCACCGATCTGAGCGAGCATAATCCTGTACTGCTTTTTTCCAGGAGTCTGTTGAGGTGATTCGTTTCATGTTTTTTGATCGGAGTTCTCGGTACTCTGGTGTTTGCATGGCCCTTTCATGGTTTGCTCGTTTTTCTGGATCCAGCCAGGATTTTTGTGTCCTTTTGCTTTGAGCCTTTCCGTAGGCATCGGACTTCCGATGTTCCTTTCCCCAGAGGGATCGTTTCCGACCCCCACCGAGACGGCCACAAACGGAACTACAATAGAGCCGGGTCGCAGGGCCTTTTGCTCTAGACGGAAGCACCCAGTAGGGTTCTCCACACTCAGCACACCACATTTGCACCTTTTTCTTCACCCTGTTCTTCCCCTATCGTTTTCGATTACGAGACTCCCTTAGACGAACACTTGTCCCTGGAGCAACCTTACGGATAAATGACAGAGCTTTCTGGACTCTGTCATTTGCCAAAAGTCCCTCCAGAGTATCTAGCTGTTGCTTTGTGTCTCGGATGTCCGTGTTCGAAAACAGAAGATGTATATTCCGGTGACATTCCCGGCAGATCCGATCCGTGTTGATCTTGTCTACCCTACGGGTTTTCAGGTGGTGCTTCTCCATCAGTTCTGGAGGCATCTCCCGGTTGCATAGCGGACAAGCCATAATCACATCTAATCCACGTCAACAAAACCACCACAAACGGGACATGCCTGAGGAGTTTCCTCCTTGGTCAGGTATTGCTGTGTACGGATGATCCGAGCAGCCCGTTCACAAGCTTCCACGACTACGTCCCGGTACGTCCGCTGTGGTTCGTTCCCCTCTCGGGGAAACGGAGCGTCCAGTTTGGACAGGGCATCTTCCCAGTGGAGAAGGCTTCTGAGTGGATTGTAGTCCTTCGTCCAGAAGTCGTCCTGCTCCCAACCGCATCTGCGACAAAATATAAACATGGCAAGGTCCTCCCTACAGTCGTCTACTCAAAGGAGGGCACTGATGATCAGGAAAAGTTTAGGCCCAAGAGGTTTCCATCTGGTGTTTTTTCAGCATCAGATTTGGGCGCTTTTACTAAAGAGACTCTGAGCCTGGCCGTAATCCCGATCCTAAGGAGGACACAATGGACCAGCTTGTTGATTATCTGAGAGAGACCTTCACGGATGACTTGGTGATGTGGGACGTGGAGTATACACAGCGTGCAGGAGTTGAGAAGGACCTACGGGGTCGCTGTAAGGTCTTCATCCACTACCGGCCCGGAGACCCTGGCCCCCAGCCGAAGGACATCACGATCACGGAAGCGACCCCTGAGTTTGTTCTGGCGAGGCTGCGATTGAACCTGGAGTTCCAGGCCCGATGTGCTGAGGTGGGTATCCCTGCTGCTCTGTAGAGGCGACACCCGGATTCGAACCGAGGCATGCCAGATTTGCAATCTGGTGCATTACCAATTTTGCTATGTCGCCTTGGTGGTGAGAGGCGGGATCGAACCGCCGACAACACCCTTATGAGGGGTGGGCTCTACCAACTGAGCTATCTCACCAAAGCAGGGGTGGAAGGATTTGAACCTCCGGCATCCAGATTCAGAGTCTGGCGTTCTACCACTGAACTACACCCCTGTGTTGCACCCACCGATACCCTAGCTGAAAACAAGGACACCGGCAACATCTAACAGGATCTTTGTTGAACTTCTTATTTTAATGAGGCAGGGGCGGCAGGATTCGAACCTGCGATACAGGGACCAAAGCCCTGTGTCTTAACCACTTGACGACACCCCCGGACAGAGAATAGGACCAGACCGTTCTTTCCCCACTCAGGAGCCCCGTTTCAAAGTATCCTTAGGATGCTCCTTAAACAGTGAGCAAAGGTTCGGGGTAAACCCCCGGTCCCAGCACAATCACAGCCCCCTGTTTCATCATACGGACCTGAGCGTTCAGTCTTTTCCGAATTGCGTACAAGGCCGTGACCTTGTACAGCGCCTTGGTGCTGGAGGAAAAGCTGAGTCGCAACGGCTGCGTTTCAGCTTCGTGCAGCAACGCTATGTTACTGTCCTTCTGGGTATCTCGTACCCCGTCCCATTCAGCAATCGTAATCTGTTCCTTTTTCATCTCGTCCTCCCAACCGTCGTAAACCCGCAACAGAGTATACTACTCCGTTCGCCTGACAATGGGTGGAGCTGAGGGGAATCGAACCCCTGACTTTTGCCTTGCGAAGGCAACGCTCTCCCAACTGAGCTACAGCCCCTGAACATCGGCCAATAAGGTTTGATGAGGTGCCTGACGATTTCCTCAGGAGTCCTGACCAAACCCAATCTAGTAGCGGGGGACGGGATCGAACCGCCGACCTCCGGGTTATGAGTCTTCTGAGCTACCACTGCGCCACCTCGCAAAAAAGCCGGTTTCGAGTGCTTTATCTCTCACCGGCAAGAGAGATTCGGAGTGGGAGAGAGGGGAAGAAAACACCTGCATGCGGGAACCTCTCTTGATCCCAGGCTATGGAACACTCGTGCCTCGCCTTGCTATGTACCCCCGCACACATGGAGCGGGCAACGGGACTCGGACCCGTGGCCTTCTGGATGGGAACCAGATGCTCTACCAACTGAGCTATGCCCGCATTATTCAAACGAAGCCTTCATCTTGGAAAAGACTGCCAAAAAGACCCGGTGTGCTTCTCCTGCGTCCTTGATGGTTTCACCTTTGTACAGGAAGCCCCCGGTGGTCAGACGCAGGACTTCCTCCTCGCCAACACTGAAGGTGATCGTGTTTTCCGATGTGAAATTGTTTTCGCTCATTTTGACCTCCATAGTGGAGCCTACGAGAATCGAACTCGTGACCTCCGCCTTGCAAAAGCGGCGCTCTCCCAACTGAGCTAAGGCCCCATACGGTCTCCGGGAGAGTGTGCCCTCGGAGACCTTGAACCATTCGGGTGCTCCTTGTATTTAGGGGCAGGATCCCGATTACAGCCTGATCTTTTCAAATCCCGTCACCCGGAGGGTTGCTCAGGCGCATCCCAGGGGTCTAGTGGTTCGTATACCTTCGGCACCCTTCTAGGACACCCTCAAGGTGCCTTGCCTCAGGCTCGTGACCACCGGGTACTGGTGGGTTCCTTTTTAAGAGTCAAACCTCCGCCCCACACTCAGCATCTAAGGTTTGTCAGTCCCCCATCCATGTCTACCCTACTCTAAAAGCCAAAGAAATGATCATCCTTTCTAGGTCAACCTGACAACCCCCGTTGCCGTCAACTGGAGGCTGCGCTTCTCACCCGTCTCCAGGAACAACTGGATGACCATCGCCATCTGTGCCCCGACCATCCCGATGAAGGGCAGGGCGTCGCCGTTCTCACAGGTGGCCTGTCCCGGCTCCCCCTCAGCATCGGGAACGAAGTACTCGTCCCACATGATTCGTCCGAACAGCCCCTCGGCGGAGAGGCCACCGTGGAGGCACGGGATGCCGTGCTCTCGGACGTACCCCTGGATGACCAGACGGGCCTCGATGTTGTCCGTACAGTCTATGACGAGTTCGGCGTCCCGCATCACTTCCCGGACGTTGTCCGTGGTGAGCTTGTGCGGAATGATCTCCAGGCTCCGCCCCCACATCCCTTGCATCGCCTGTTGAAGGGCCTGCACCTTGTTCCGGCCAGACCCCATCCGGGTGTGGAACTGTGCCTGGGTATTTTTCATCTCCACCCGGTCGAAGTCCACCACTCGGATCGTGTGTTCCCAGTTACGCCCGAACAGGATGATGTGGCTTCCCAGCGCTCCTGCTCCTACAATGACGATGGTCATGGTACCCTCAACCAGCATCCGGCCTCGGATCCCCCGTATCCCGGCAGCCATTTCTGCACCTTGCCACACACCGAACACCTTCGAGTGATTTCCGGCGAGCCAGGGGGCGGGAAGATGTCCGTGATATGCGGGGGTTGGGACCGCACCCACTTGTGGCAATGTAACCCACTCAGCTCTGCCACTATTTTTTTCCACAACATGGGCATTTACCTCCGTTCTTTTCGATCCACACGTCCAACAGGAACATCATCGTTTCACCAATGTCCCCGTCGCCACCCATCTTGATGTCAACAGGAAGGCCAGCCTCGCCGTCGATTTTGGACATGGCCCTCACCACCTCTTCCGAGAAGGGGTGATGAGGGACGCCGTCTTCCCACCGCTGATCTAGCCTCGCCCCCGTGTCCCCGGCCATCTAGGCTCCGAGCGGGGCCTTGGGACGCACGATGATCTTGTTGTCCGGGATCTCGTCGTTGGCCGGAAAGCGGTTCACCACGAAATCCTTGAGGTCGATGTCAGGGTCGGCATTGATGCCGGGCACCGATCCGTCCCTCACGGCCTCCTCGACCCAGCCCCGGATTTCCTGATCCGTGGCATCGTAAAGAACCGGGTCCGGGAGGTCACCGTTCTGACCGTCCCACGTAATGTTCACTCGTGCATTCATCTGATCCTCCTGTTTGTCCACGAGGTTGATCCTCGGGCTGTACCACTATACTACTCGGGGGCACTCTAGGATGATCCTGAGAGTCTCAGCAACTCCTCGATCTCAAGCTCATGTTCGATTCGGGGCGGGATCTTTTGGGGGCGCACCACTACGTATTCGTCCGTCACCACGTGCCGCATGAAGTACTTGACCTCGGTGAGGGTGATAATCGGCCAAAGGAGTCTTTGACCAAGGCCCTTCTCCAAGGCGGTGAAGGTGGTTGTGTCCGTATGGGACGGCCACGCTTCTCCCCTCCACGGGTGCGTATGCGCCAGCCCCCCGAGATTCTTCCGGTTGTCCCAGAGGAATTGCCAGAGGTCGAAGGAGTCCGGGATGCTTCCCCCTGTGCGTCCAGGCGGGAGATGCCAAAGGAGCGTCTTTCCGTCCTTGTCAAAAACTAATGCAACTTCGATCATTGTAGTCTCCTACCAGTCATCGTCCTCGTCGTCATAACGGTCAGGATCTTGGCCCCCAGGCAGATGCGCCTGGGGAATGGCACCCCGCTGATTGTTTACATCTCCCGGAGCGTGTCTGTAAACTACCAGCCGCCCCTGGAGCATCGCGTCATTAATAATCGCTGGGAGCGATTCTAGCGTGAAATAGTTGTCCCCCTTCTCACCGTGGTGGTCGTTCAAGCAAACACCCGAGTCAACGATTCGCAGGGTTCGCTTCTCCACAACACATTCCAGCCGCCTGTGCAGGTAACGATACTGGACAACCATCCAGGCCCCGTTGTTGTGAGGGCGGGCATCCAGTAGGGTTGCGCCCGAAACACCCAGTGCGGCCCTGCAGGCGGCGCTGAAGTCCACTGCTGCCAGTGCCCTGCGTCCGGCACCCGTACTGGCATCCTTCATGGCCTGTCGGAGCTTCTCCTCCGCAATGGTCTTCTTCTCCTCCTCAGCCCTCCGTGCAGCCGCTTCAGCCTCCCGGCGTTCGGCTTCGACACGCTGGAAGGAGAGCCACCGGAAAGCGAGATCCAAGGCGGGTGTCACTCCGGCCACATGCGCCACGGAGTCTAATCGATCCTGGTAGGCCACTTCGACCTCCATCTCAGGACCGACAGGGAACTCCTGTCGTATGTAAACGTGGGCGTTCCCCGTCTCAGTGGAGAGGGGGATCACGACCGCCCTGGCAAACCTGTCCAGCCCCTGTTCCACGAGGAGTACGGAGATGGTCTGATCGATCATTTTATCGGGATCCGGGTCCACCCGAACACCGTCAGGAATCAGTCGTTCCCCAGCGAGGTAGCCTCGGATGACCTTGTGTCCTTGCTCGAACTCGAAGTCAGGGTCAGCTGCCTTGATGAGCCGGGCAGTTCGACCCCCGGAGATCTCGAAGGTGTACCATCCAAACTCCTCGGGGAGCCGACCGGCGATACGCCAGATCTGGTCCTTGTACGCCAATCGGCGTTCCCCGAGCCAGGGGAGTACCCGCTTCTCGTTCTCTGAAAGTAAGTCCTGCCACCCCATGGGGAACCTCCCATGGGTCATCTACTCTAAACTGTCAGTGGATGATCCCCTAGTATGTCACAGGGGATCCTCTGAGGGCTTTCCTGACAAGAGTCCTTGTGGGAGTTAACGACCTTGGCCTTAGCTAGGGCTTCCGAGGTGCACTCTCTGCAACTGCCCATCCCAGGAGCTTCCTAACTTCTGTCGCTTTGCTCTCCTCCTTCCTCACAGTGGTGTACGCTTTGTTCCATTCCTTGCGCGAAAGTTCCCTTGCTTCTGGGTGCTTTTGTCGGTCGAGTTTACCGAGGATCTTCCCGGCCTTAGTTTCAGCGTCCTTGGCTTCCTCAAAGATCTTCACCAACTGACCATGGTCATGTTTGTTTATGAGACTATGCACGATCCTCCTAGACACAGGGAGATGCGCCCTAAAACTCGCCATGGAAGGCACTTTTTCGAAAAGCTTTTTAAGGGTAGGGTTTTTGTTGTACAGTCCTGCGACGTCTCCTTTACCCGGAAACCTTTTGGGCTTCTCTTCAGGAACCTTACCACCCCCGCCACCAGAAGGACTCTTAACTGTATGCCTGTGCCTGTCTGCCTTGGGGTGTTCCTGGAGATACTTCTTCAGAGCCTCCTCAGAAGGAAACTCCGTAGCCAACATCTCCCTATACTCAGCAGCAGTCATCAGTTTCATCCCCAAGTCCCTCCCAGGTGTTTGTCATCAGGGAGGGATTATAACAAGAAAACCGAACTAGGCCCAGAAGGGCTTCTGGAGCAATGAGGTCTCAAGAATTTCCTGGAGCAGGGACTTCCGATGCTTCACCGGGGCATCCTGCTTCGTCGTCCCCACCGGCGTGGTGGAGATCAAGTTCCGCAGGGTCCGGGTCACGGCGTAGGGGTCATCCGTGTTGAACAGCGCTTCCTCGATCTGGAAGCAGGGGATCCCCATCCTGGTGGCCGTGTCCTGAACGTAGGTACCGTTATGGCCCATCATGCCCTTCACCTTCAGAAGGCCTATGGCCACCGGACGGACACCATGCCGGTCGCAAACGTTGATGACCCGGTCGCTGGGGTACTCACCCTCGTCACCCACGAAGAGGAACAGTGCGTCCTCCTCCGGGCCGGGCTTGTGGCTCTTCAGCAGCACATCCACCCCAGTGGCGTGGCACGTCCCACCCGCTGCCTGATGCCCCCGGAACGCCTGTTCCACTGCCCCGGCAGAAGCCGCCTTGATGGTGATCTCCATACCGATGGTGTTGAACACCGAAACGTGCAGGCGATCCAGCGGGAAGCCCCCGAGGAACTTCTTAAGGTAGCCCTTCGCCGCCTGGATGGCACCCTGCATGGAACCGGACTTGTCCACAATGACGTAGACCCGCAGGCCCCTGGTGACTTCCTCCATCGCCTTCTTCGTGGCCGTGTCCGCTGCACCCTGGAGTTTCTCCACGGTCTCGGTCTTCCGCACACGGCGAGCGATGTTGGTGGCACGCTGGTTGTCCGCAGCCGCCAGGGCCTTATCGTGCTTGGCCTGGATGTCGGGCAGCTTCAGGAGTTCCATGTCCTCCAGCGTCGGCGTCAGGATGATCAGGTCGGCATTGGACATGCAACCGTTCAGGACAGCCGCCGCAACAATGGCACGGGTGAGACCCCCGAGGTATCCTTTGGGATACGGTTTGTCAGTATCCTTCGGAAGCGGGGGCGGAAGCTTTCCAACGATCAGCTTCCAGTTGGGCTTGTCCTTGGCGATGCGGTTGCAGATCTGCCGTTCGGACAAACCCTCCCAGGTGTCAGCCTTCTTGACCTTCGCACCAATGGCAATGGTCCGACGACCGTCCTTGGCCTGTTCCTGCTTCCACCGCAGGATCTCGAAGAACTGCGGGGACGTCGGCTTGTACCCGACCCGCTGGGCGAGCCGGATCACGGAAGTACGGAAACCCGCACGGACGAGACCATTCAGGAGCTTGATGTTCTCCTCACGGTACCGAAGCCACTTTGTCACGAGCTTCAGGTAGCGCCCGTAGAACGGCTTCCGAGCGGAGTGGCCGAAGCCGAGATCCCTGTTGATCTGTGCTACCCCCGGCACAGCCAGCACGTCACCGAGCCGGAGCAGGAGCTTGGGGTTGAAATCGTGCTTGCCCCGGATCAGGCACATGGCCTCCCCGACCGCACGGTAGTCATCATCCAAGAGATCCGGCTCACCCGCTACGGGTTCCCCGAAACGGTTCTGGCAGAGCATGAACGCCGCCAGGATGACCTTCATGTCCCGGTGGTCACGGGGGAAGGCCCAGGACGCCCAGTGAGCGGCAAACTCGTTGTCCGCCTTCCACACCTCTGCGACCTGCTGGTACATCCAGGTGACTACCTCCGGGAACAGACCCGGCTTGCGGTACTCACCAAGGA